TTATTTCCAACATATTATCAGTCCTATTAATTCTTCGGCCTTCTCTTAAAATACACAGTAATGAGTAATATCATACCGCTACAAGAGTTACTAGATACTCCTAGTTGGTATAGTGATGCAGAGTGTCTACAATAAATCTATGAAGAAAACTAGAGCAAGTCGTATGACAAAGCAGGAGTTTGAGCTTTTAAAAAAACAAATTCGCAAAATTATACAAAGAAACAAGATAAAGACTGTAAAACAAATAATGGATAAGCTAGAGTTTCATAGAAACATACACATACATCAAGTAAGACATGCTTTAGAGGCCATAAACGCATTTAAAGAAGAGTATTACCACATAGATGAACCCACACCTAAGAATTATAAGACAGGCCTAACTAAAACTTGTTGGCGTTGTCAAGGAAATAAAAGAATCACAGAGTTTAAACCTAGACATGAGTACTTTACATCAACACATAGGCTAAATATTTGTAATGAATGTATAAGAGAAGAGTCTTTAGTTACTGGAACTAGTATTAATGACTTACTTAGTATCTATGAGTATATGGAATATAGGTTTCAGGGTGAATTAAAGCCAGAATATTACGAAAGATTCTGGGAAAAGTCTACAAAACAAGCAGTTTAACAAAGGGATTTATTTTCGTCTGCAATGAAAACAAGTTTCGTGATTACTCCCTTCTATTTTATAAAAATAGCTACTACATCCTTTAGCTTTACAATAAACCATATTGTCATGTTGTTTGTTTGATAATTCTTTATCAACTATGTTAGCTTTGAAAGTAATACTCATATTTTGCAAGCATCTCCGCAATCATCATCATATTCGTGTGAAGTATCTACAAAATCTGGTATGTCTGTAAACATATCCTCCGCAAGTACAAAATCTTCTTCCATTACATTTGTGTCATTATTGCAGATAATGTACCTACAACAACAACCCATCCTGCGAGTTCTTGTCTTGAAATCTTTGCATTGACTTTTTCGTGAAGCGAGTCAATTCGCTCATTTATCTTTTCCTGTCCATCTAAAATCATGACTAACATTTCCTTTTGTGTAAATCCGTTATTACCGTTATTATTTGTTGACTTAGTCATTAGTTACTCTCCTCGCAAAACTCACTCCCATACTTACAATTACATATTTGTACAAAAGAACCATCTTTCTGAGTGGTAACCATACACATTAGTTTTTACCACTGATAGGACAGCTTTCACATACACCACTACAAAATCCACAAATCACTCTTCACCTGCCCCGCAAGAACAACTCTCGCAACATTTCTCTTTACTCATTATTTTCTCCTGTCTAATTTACCGAATACTTCATTAATCTCATCTAAGGTTATTTTTCCATCATCAAGATATGCTCTTGCTAAATCCTCTGAAACCTTTACTACTCCTAATGTACCAGCTAAAAGTATTGCATCGAGTATTTCAATACCAATTATTGAACCAGCACCTACAGTAGCTAGTCCATTAGCAGTAAATGTAGCAATCATACGCCAAAATATTTGTTTAATTTTTGACCAAGTACTTACTTTCTTTTTAGCCATTATCTACAACAGTTCGCTTCTATCCAAGCTAATCTAGTTTGTATTTCTCTGACTACCATTAAATCTTGTTCTTGGTCCATAAGTTGTGATTCGAGGCGAGTAACTTGTGTTTTTATATCATCCCATTCCCATTTTTCAATTTGAACATATTGGTTAGTATCATTATCTATTTCTAATTTCTGCACTTTTTCAAACAGTACAGCTATATCGCCTTGTACCATTGTGCTATCTTTAAGCATTTCAAAATCTACTTCAACTTGATTCATTCTGTCATCAATGTTTTGTAGTGTATTGACTATTTCTCCAGCAGTAGATAAACCTGCACCAACAGAACCCATAAGAGCTATAGCTGTAGCTATTAAACCCAGATTATCTTTTATTTTATTCAACATTAGCTACCTCCGCAACAACCGTTACCACAACAATCCATAAACACCTCCTAATCTCTTAATCTAATTGTAATAAGCCAAATTGCTATTGATACAATAATAGCTACACCTACTATGTCCTGTGCAGAACCTGTAAGTGTAAACCATGCAATGAAAAAACCTAATATGGTAAATATCTGTGCAATAGATTCTTTAATTGCGTCTATTACCCATTTACCTACAAATTTTAAATTTTTTACTTGTATGACATATTTTAATAATTCAAAAGGAATGCCTAATACCTTATATAACGTTTTAATTAATTTTTTAATCACTTAAAATCTCCTGGTCATTAATGCTCCAGCTTGTGCAATAATCTGAGATGCAATGATTACAGGAACCACTACTTCTTTAGATTTTTGACGCTGGTCGCTTGTCATGTCGTCTCCAAGTGACCCCAAGTCCATCTCTGTTATATTAACATCAATTAATGCAGCAACTGGGTTTTCAAGAAACACCTCTACTTGTACCTCAGTAACAACATCAGCTAATGTATAATCTTTTACATCTGCACTAGCAATTGACCTTTCAACAAATTCATCTAGTGCTTGTGCTGTATTTTCATCTTTAGATGCTTGTTCTGCAATAATTTGAAGGTCTTCAGAAGCCTCTTCTTCTGTAAAACCTAGTACTTGACCAACTTCTGTCTTTTGTTCCTCAGATAAGGTAGCAACTGTTTCAACTTTAGTTACTTCTTTAACAACTGCTTGAACTACCTTTTGTGTAGTTTTATCAGCAGTACCTAAGTTTTGTATCTTGGTTTTTGCAACTGCTTGGACAACTTTAACTTTTTCCTCTGTAGGTAATTTAGAGACTGCTGCTTCGACTTTTTCTGTAAGCTCTTGGTCAGCTTTTTCTTCTGCTTCAAAAACTTCCTCCTCTGTCAAACCTTCAGTATCGATAGGCTCCTCTTCTACTACATCGATAGTAACAACTTCTGCGATAGCTTCTTCAGTCTCCTGAACAAGAATTTCTACTTCTTCTTCTGTGAGTTGTATCTCCTCGTCTCTCTCCTCACTAGGAAGTGGCTCAACCTCAAGTACTTCATCGACTTTTTCATCTGCAAAATCTTCAACGATAGGTAAGGTTGTAGTCGTGGTGCTCGTAGTAGTAGGAGCAACAATAATAATTTCTTTAAGCTCGAAAACTTCTTCTTCAATTTCAATAACCTCTAATGTTTCTTGTAACTCTTGTATTGTATCAACTAATACCTTTAAATCTTTTTTTTCATCGTCAGATAAATTATCAGTATCTACATCTTTAAGTATAGAAGCTTCTAGTTCTTTCTGTATTTGAGCTTCTTTTTCAGCTTTAATACGAGCTAACTCTTCCTGCTCTTCTTTAATTCTAGCTTCTTCCTCTAAACGGAGACGCTCCTCTTCAGCTAAACGCTCCTCTTCAGCTAAACGCTCTTCTTCAGCAATACGCTCTGCCTCAATACGAGCTTCTTCCTCAGCTTTTTCTTTAGCTATTCTATCTGCCTCAGCTTTACGAGCTTCCTCAGCTTTACGCTCTTCTTCAGCTTTTTCAGCAGCTATACGATTTTCTTCAGCAATACGAGCTTGTTCGGCTTCATAAGCTGCTTGAGCAGCAGCATCAGCATCATCTTTTGCTTTTTGATTAAATACTTCTAGCGTAGGTTCAGTAGAGTAACTACTATACACATTGTTGACAGAGTCATAAGCTCTAATTGAAAAGGTGTAAGTTCCATTAGGAATGTTTGCATAAGGAATAGTATATTCAGTATTGCTTATATTGTAAATAACTACTTCATCTGTAGGACTTGTTCTGTAATATAGTTCATAAGTATCAGCAGTTGCATTTCCTGTATTAGGTGCTTCCCAATCTACTTTTACACCAGAGTTATATTCATTAGTAGCAGCAGTATTCATAGGTGGTCCTAAAGTATAAACAATAGTTGTTGTAGCAGTAGTAGATACTACTTCATAATTAGTTACTGGACCTGATTGTCCTCCGTGACAATAACTACCACTCTGCGTGCAAGAATAAACAACAAAATCATAAGTTCCTGCTGCTATGTCTTCTATTGTATAGGAAGTAGCACTAGCATCTGCAATATCAATACTTGTGTATGTTTCTTCGCTAGATAGTTTATATTCAATTTTATAAGACTCTACTGCTGACCAACCTGTATTGGGTTGTGTCCAACTAAAATCTAAACCTTGATACTCAGTATTAGAAATAGATAAATTAGTAACACCACTAGCTACATCTTGTATCGTATAACTAGCTATAGAAGTCCAATTAGAGTATTTAGAGTTTGTATCGTTGTCTGACCTTATTTTAAAGTATATAGTGTCTCCAACTGTCGCACTAAGAGCTGATTCTAAGTAAGACTTACTAAAAGTGTATTCTGTATTTAAAGCATTACTATCGCCAACATTACCTGTCGCTACACCATACATAGGTGGATTTGCTTTGTCGAAACCTATCGCGTATCGTTCTGCACTATATTCATATCTGTCTGGTGCTGCGTCCCAGTCAATAGTTATACTTCCATCGTGTAAATTAGCTGAAGTAGTTAAGTTACTTGGGTCACCTATACCATCAAGTATCTTTGGGTCATCACAAGCATTATCTCCTGTTGGTGCAGACCAATTTGTTTGGTTATAATCAAATGGTGTACCTGCATATAAATTCCAAGTATTTTGGTCTGTTAATGTAGAAAAACTGTAATCAGTTATGTTGTTAGACCTAACTCTATAATAAATATTTGTTCCTGATGGGTTATTAAAATAATACTTTAAGTTGTCGAGACTAAATGTGTGATACTGCCAAGTGTTTGTGGAATGTCCAAAAGAAGTAGTGACACAAAAACTATTTGTTTCAGTTACACCACTAGATTGACTAAAGAATATTGTATAACTTTCTGGTGGACTATCTTCAAATCCATCTGAACCTAATATACCAATAGTAAAAGTTCCTGCGTTAGCATCATCACTAGCATTTGTACCATAAGGTGCTTGTGTTGGAACGTGGTCAGCCATAGCAATAGGAAATGGATATATAAGTAAACCTACTACTAATAAGCGTAGTGCTGTTTGTACTATATTTAAAATTGTGTGCTCCTGCTAAAGTTAGCGAGCACCTCCATCGTATTCTGTTACGAGCCCTTCAGCTAACATCATTTTATTGATTGATTGCTTACGACTTCCACTTACGATAAATAATTCACCGATAACACGACCATACTTCCCGTATTCATATGACTTTAAAATAATTTCTTTTTCTGCACCTACTACAGCAGGGTCTATTTTTTTTATAAGCCAATCTTTGGCTATAAGTCCTCGTTTTTTCTCTTCCTTATTTCTTGTACGAGTTTCTGGCGCATTGATTCCAGCGAATCTGATACGCTTGTGGATTTTGAGATTATAACCCAAATCAATCCAGCAATCGATAGTATCCCCATCGATAACTCGGTCAACTGAAATTCGATACTCATACATTTTTTAAATCACCGTTCTTATCTACTTTTTCGTTGTAGTGTGTGCAAGTATTATTATCGCACACCATTGGTGATTTATTAGTATTTATAGATTTAGCGCAATAGTTGCAAAAAACAAAAGGATGTTCTTCTGAAATTTTCATTTATAAAAAGTTTTGAATGCGGGTATCTAACCCGCACTCTAGATTATCCTTTTGGAATTTTGGACATGAACGCAAATGGTGCGTCTTCTAAAGCATTCTGTACAACAGAAACTACTGCAGAAGCACCAGCAACAAGTGCGGCCATAATAACAT